GTGCGATCCAAAAATTGGTAATCACGGGTTCGATTGGGGCGGTATAGGCTAAGTCTTGGCATGTTGTTATTTATAGTATTTTGGTTGACTGGATATTCCCGAACTGCTATAATTAGCACTTAACTACACAAGGAGCCACAATGCTTACGGATGCACAAAGCGCACAAATTAATAATACTGAAGTATACACTTTAGATTATGAGGCAGAAGCCCTGCAAAGCTACAAGGACACAGGCGAGGACTTGATGGACGAGCTAGAGGTGCGGGCAACAAATGTTATTTTGGAGCAGACAAAGTGGGATGCTCGCGAGGATCTGGGCGGCATTACAGTTTACTTCCGAGATAGTACTTTAGTAGCATTCTACGATTACGAGCAGTTTCGAGGCACTGTGTTCTAAAAACAACACATATAGCAGAGATTGACATCAAAATCAATCTCTGCTATAATACATACTTAACCACTCTAGGAGTATGTTATGAAAGCCGCTAACTTTTTAACAAAGTACACAGGCCCAAAGGGCAAGGGGTTTATACAGCCCTACGACAAAGTAAAAGCCACAGAAAAGTGGGTAGAGTACGCTCTTGACATTGTGGACATGAGCCGTATAATAATGACAGTAGACTTCAACACAAAATGGAAACTGGCAGAGGCACTGGAAGTGGCAGAGCGCAAAAAAGCCTGGATGTATAAACACAAAAATTTTGACGTTAACCGTGCTGCCAAACTTTTTGACACCGTAAAACACTTGCCCAGAACTAAGTAAGGAACAATTATGATTGCAACCAAATCTGTCAAGCCCTTGAATCCTCGTAGTGCCGATACCAATGCCATGGGCATGGAACCCACATGGCGAGTGCAACCCGCCGACAATCGTATCAGTGCCTTTAGTCATGCGTTTTCTTGGTACAATTATTTTTATGGCAAAAAAGATGCTCGTGAGATGATTGTAAACTATTTGGAATTGCATGGTCGCAAAGGCGACGTTCGTACACTCAAACGCATTCCTGACAGCTCAATCCGACTCACAACCGGTTGGCTATGCCGCATGAGCATGGTGGGACTGGAGCTCACAGAGCCGGAACAGATCAAATTAGACAACTTGCTAAAAGAGATTTTAGAATCCAAACAAGATGAAGAAGCAGAGGAAATAGTAGCTGAGGAAACAGTACCAAAGATTACCATTCAGGACAGGCTCCGAGAAAAGGTATCTGAATGTGCAGGTGAAATGGATGGCCTGTTTGATGACTTCATTGCGTCTGGAGCCAAGCTCAACGCAGACTACAAACCCGTGGCGCTCATGCGTAGCCTAAACATTGCACCACAAATGGTCAATGATATCAAGCAAATCTGGACACGCAAACTTGTGGAGTTTGATGAGGCAGTGGCAGGCAAAGATGCGGACTTGGCACAGGGCTACGGCTACCTGTCTAAAATACAGTTACGGAACTGCGTAAAGTTCTGTGAGCTTGTGATTTCGGACTGTGGTGCCTATGTACAGATTAAAAAGGTTGAACGTAAACCACGAGCAGTCAAGGCAGTGCCACCAGAGAAACGTGCCGCAAAGTTCAAGTGTATTGTAGAATTTGCAGAGCTCAAACTCAAAGGCTTACCGGCCGCAAGTTTAGTGGACAAAGCTGAAGCCTGGTTGTACGACACTAAAAAACGCAAGCTAATCCACCTTATGGCAGATGAATACACCAAAGTTTTCACAGTGAAATCCAATGCTGTTATTGGATTTAGCACAGTGGAAAGCCAACAAAAAACTGTGCGCAAGCCAGCAGACGTGCTCAAAGCCATGAGTGCCGCAGGCAAGCCAGCCGCTAGAAAGATCTACAAGGACTTGACCACTACAGAAACACCGTTTAACGGACGTGGTACAGAGAACTTGATCATTCTAAAAAGCTGGTAAATAAAGGGGACGGAGTCCCCCAATGGCAGAACAGCAACAGAACTCGCTTGAGACGCTCAAGCAAAATTTGATAGAGTACGTGAAACTCCAGCTTGGTGATCAAATCATTGACATCGAGCTGGATCCTTCTCACTACGAAGCAGCGTACCAAAAGACCATTGGCACATACAGACAACGTGCCAGCAATGCCTATGAAGAAAGCTACAGCTTCATGGAACTGGTCAAGGACGTAAACATCTACACTCTGCCACAAGAAATTGTCAGTGTGCGTCAGATCTTTAGACGCACATTTGGCGACAGCACAGGTCCATTTGCCTCAAACTTTGACCCGTTTGCTCAAGCAAGTCTCAACGTGTACCTTATGAACTTCAACGTGGCAGGCGGCCTAGCCACATACGACTTCTACAGTCAGTATGTTGAGTTGGCAGCACGTATGTTTGGCGGCTACATGAATTACACATGGAACCCTGTGACCAAAAAGCTGCAACTGATTCGTGATCCAAAAGGCACCGGTGAAAACGTGTTGCTGTGGAGTTACAATCTCAAACCTGAATTCAATTTGTTGAGCGACTACCAGATTCAGCAATGGATCAAAGACTACATGGTGGCCAACTGTAAAATGATTGTGGGCGAAGCACGTGAAAAGTTTGGCACCATTGCAGGTCCGCAAGGTGGCGGCACCCTAAACGGCGCTGCCATGAAAGCAGAAGCACAGGCTCAAATGGATGCCAAAATCGAAGAACTCAAGAATTACGTAGATGCAAGTCAGCCATTGACCTGGGTAATCGGTTAAGCAACAATAGACTTTGTTTGATGTTTCTGTTATACTTGCAGTATGGCAGACTTAATGATTGATCTTGAAGGACTAGCAACTGGTCCAAACACCTGCATTCTAACCATTGCTGCACAGAGCTTTGACCCTTTTGGCACGGGCCATTATGAGCAGAGTTACTATGCTCGAATCACACTGGAAAGTCAGGAAACCCGTGACATTGACGATGGCACAATTGCCTGGTGGGCCACACAGCCCGATCATGCTCGTGAAGAAGCATTTGGTGAGCATGATCGTGTGCCCTTGGATCAAGCTCTAGACGAGCTAGGACGTCTGATTTGGCACTCCAACAGAATATGGGCTCAAGGTCCCACATACGACATGAACATTCTAGAGCATGCTTACAAGAGCTATCACAAACCCTTGCCGTGGAAATACTACATGGTCAGGGACAGTCGCACAGTGTTTAGCCTTTGGCCTGATCAGCCCATCCCTCCTACTAGCCATCATGCGCTGGAAGACTGCCGTAGACAAATAGGAATGCTACAGCGTACCCTAGATCACCTTAACGTAACTTCACTCAAATGAACATATATCTCGACATGGATGATGTGGTAGCCGACTGGCTAGCACATGCTCAAGACTTTTTGAAACTGCGGTGGGATCACAACAGCGGCGAGCGTGTTTCCCAAGAAGAATGGGATCAACTCAAAGCAGACACGCATTTTTATCGCAGTTTGCCCTTGAAATCAGGTGCTGTTGAACTGGTCAACTACTGCCGTGATCTCACACAAAAAACTGGCGGCCACTTGAGATTCTTGACAGCATTGCCACATGATTATAGTATGCCTTTTGCAGCCAGCGACAAAGTGTTTTGGGCGCAAGAACATTTTCGTGACATTCCTGTAACACTGGGCCCATTCAGTCATGACAAGTGGCGTCACTGCAAGCACCCAACTGACATCCTGATCGACGATCGGCACAGCAACTGCAATGAGTGGATTGCAGCAGGTGGACAAGCACATGTGTACCGTGATTGGCCCACATGTAAAACTTGGTTTGAGGACTCAATTTTATGAACAAATTACCTAAACTCATGATTATTGGCAATGCACGCCACGGCAAAGACACTGTGTGTGATATACTGCGTGAAGAATTTGGCTACAACTTTAGGTCCAGTTCAGACTTTTGTGCTGAAAAGTTTATCTATGCTGAACTAGCACCCAAGTACGGGTACACCACTTACGAGCAGTGTTTTGAAGATCGTCACAATCACAGAGCAGAGTGGTACGACATGATTCATGCTTACTGCCGGGACGACTATGCAAGACTGGGCAGGGAAATTTTTACTGAAAACGAAATCTACTGCGGCCTACGCAACAAAGCAGAATTTCATGCCATGAAGAATACCAATGTGTTTGATTATGCTATCTGGGTGGATCGTAGTGATCACTTGCCTGCAGAGGACAAATCCAGCATGAGCCTGGAAATTTGGATGGCCGATTATGTGATTGACAACAACGGTACACTATCAGATCTCAAGCGCAACACTCGTGAGCTGGTTAGCCGTCTGGTTGCAAATCACCAGGTCGCCATATCGAATCAGATTTTGATAAATCGACTTCGCAGTTAC